GTGACAGTATTAACGGTTCTCTGTTTATCCATTTTAAATTCTAGACAGTCCTCTAAGGTTTATTTATATCCCGAATATCCTTTACCCACGCACGAAACATCTCTCCACCCTCTGTAACACAGATAACATAGTTCACACCTGACCTATGAATTGTTCCTTTTTGTCCTGTAATAGCATTCATTACGTAGTCACCCTCAACAAAGACCTCTTTCTTCCTATAGTTCTGTCGTAAGGCCTGCTCACGTATCTTTTTAAAGTCCTTCATAATTTAACACCTTGTAAGAGTCCACCAAGATAAAACATCCATGCTTTCTTTTCATTCTCAGTCAACTTTGGTGGACAACCCTTCTTAAAGAAATCCCAATCAGCATCCTGTGCTGCTATTCTCATCTTAGTACCACTCATAGCAAAAGTTTTTCCTTCTGGGTCTCTTGAACCAGTGGACTCCATCCACATACTCCAAAAATTATAGTAGTGTCCTTTCTTTGGTTTTACTCCATTATGTTCAAGCACAAATTTCATAGCAGGTTCATTCATTCTATCAGATCCACACATATAAACGCAATTCCTATAATGATCCATCATAACATGTTCTAAAGCAGCAGGTATGACATTAAATTTAGGAGAACTATAAAAATGATCTGCATGTTTTGGCCATCCTTTTTTCATTATAGCAAGTTTTTTATCAGCTGGTATAGGATTATCCTTTACGGGTTTATTACTTTGTGAAAGATAGATTCTATAATGTCCAGGATGACCACCTTCTCTAGCAGCATTTGCAATAGCATCAAAACTAGCACCATGACCTGTAGTAGGTGGTTGAAACCTACCAAATGTCACATAACATGTACTGCCAATAGTTAATTTCATTTCTTAAAATTAGAGAAAGCACCGTATAATAAATTGTTCTTAGTAAACTCAAGTTTATTAACCAGCTTAACCATATTCCCATCTTTATGTAGTACATACCCCTCATGGCCTACAACTTCATATCCATCAGGTGTAAGAATAAAAGTCTTAAACGTCTTCTCAAGAGGGTTTAACTTGAATATTATTTGTCGTTTCAAATTTTGAACCAACTTATAAAGTTCTATCATTGCTTTAAACTTATCCTTATTATTCTCCACATACTCCATGCTTATCTTAGTTAATTCTACCTTCGCTGCAACAGTACTTGGTGTCTTCAATTTACTAATGATCTTATCCATACTCCTACCATAGAACTCAATCATTTGATTCAATGTCACGTCAACACTTTTACTCCTATACCCAGAAGTTTCTGGATTAACCTCATCCTGAAAATACTTCTTAACATATGGAGCAATATGATACTTATCTTCTCCTGATGGATTACCAGTACCACCACCTTTTGTAACAAGATAGTCTAAAAAGTCACCACAAGTCCCACATTGCTTCTCAATCTCAGAAACTGTACTATCAAATTCTCTTTCCTCTGCTGGAGTTAACCCAATATCATCCATTGGAGTATCATTATTAATTATCAATACATCCATAGTACTCTTAATATTTCTATCACGACCAAGACCACCCCTAGCACTCATATTTTCTAGATATTGCTTGTGATTTTTTCTATCATCAGTACCTGCATAATGGGTGTGAAAAACTACTCCAACTTTTGCTTTAGCAGCTGCCTTTCCTATTGGTTGATCAGCAGGAATTCCATATTCAATTGATTGAGGTGCAAAAGTATGTAATTTATGTCCATGAATAGTTTTATTCTTTTGTATAGTCTTGTCAGTAAATAAAAAATCACCCTGAACAACTCCCTGAATACCAAGTTCACTAAAGTAGTCAAGAGCATATCTTAGAGTCTCAACAAGGCCTTGTTTCTTACCATAATAATCATCAATATCTTGATAGGTATAGCACAACTCTGGTTTCTTATTGAAAGCAGACTTCTTAGCTACAAAAAACATACCATTTGCAGGGTCTATACCACATACGACTGAAGGAGAACCATCCCACTTCGTCTGCATGTATCCTGATCCACCACACCCAAGCATATGCCTAAGTTCTTGGAAGTCTTCAACTATTTTCATACACCCTTTAACACCGTAGTTGAGCATCTCATCTTCTACGTGTTCTAAATGGGTTAACTTATCAATATTTGCCATCAGCCACTCCCCTTAATCTTATCAAATGGTCCAGACAAATCTGCCTGTGATGTAGCATACCTAAAAACCAAAGTCATAAACTTTTCTGAGTCAGGACTCTTCTTTAATTTTTCTCCCATCTTCAACCCAAGAAATTTAGAGAATATCCACTTATGACCCTTTGCTTGAATCCTTCTTAAAGGTACTTCACCTTTAGATTTATCACTATGTTTGGGTACACTACTCATACTACCTCTATTAACCATGTCATAAATGGCTTGAGCTAAAACACCTCCTTCATTACCATTAGAATCTTCCTTAATAGACTCTTTATATACATCTGATACACTCTTATATCCAATGTAATCAAAGAATCCTTTACCATCAGTGGACACTTCCTTCATAAATCTATCAAAAACTCCACCCCCAATCTTACCATGCTTTGCTTCTGTTCCTTCAAGTACTTCACCCTGCCAAGTTGATCCTTCAGTATCAGTAGAACGGAACTGAATCTCCATATTATTTGTACCCCAGATATAAACATCCAAGGAATTAAACAATCCATCCTTAGTATCAACCTTGTCATAGTCTCTTACTGACTGCTTAAACTTATTACTACCTCTGTCATAATTCCACTCAGAAATCTTACCGTTGTTTCCTTTAAATCCTTTCAATGACACACCAATCAAATCACCAGCAAGGATTAACTCAGTCATATAGGAATTAAGACTACCAAAGGATTTCTTTTTAGGAAGTTGTGCTCTAATTACATTCTCCTTACCAGATGAAACCATATAAATGTCAGCTGGAGACCACTTATTAAGGTTAGCAAATGGTCTTGTTTTCTTACCAGTAGTCTCATGTACATGGCTTGAATTTACAGTATAAAATTGCTCTTCAACCTTCTCAACAATAGATTCTCCTCTATAAAACTTATACTGATTCTTTGTACCTGGATACTTATCATACAATAAATTTGCAGTTGCAATACTAATACCCAACCATTTTGAAGTCTTGGAATTCGTTACAAAATCATGCACTTCCTTCATTGTTGCAGTCGTTTTCACTTGTCCTTGAACTGTTCGCAACAACTGCATACTCATGCACAAGTCATCTTGATCTAAAGGTTTATCTGATGCATATCTCAACGCAGCTAACCAACATGCAGCACTCTCTTGCTTCTCTGTTTGGCCAGATCCACCACCAGATCCTGATGCACCACCACCAAACATAGGTGTCTTCTCTAATCCAGTGAATAAAATATCATCACTCGTTGCTTTCTTACCACTACCCCAAGTCACTCTTAAACAACGACCTGTTTTACCCATATATCTTTGCTTAAAGGAAGATGCATTTGCTCCTGTCTTTTGGTTAGGATCATCCATGATCATCTCACCATTCAAGACACGTTCCATGTCTCCTTTTACATCCCTTCCATTAAACTTTACCTTAGCATCCTTTGCTTGTCCTGTTTTCGGATCAAATTCTGGAGCAGCTTTAAGCATCGCTTCTCCATTCTTATTATGAACCTTTAATTTTTTATTCAGCCACATAGCATCAAGAACAACCAACAAATATTGGTCGTTCTGATCATTATATTCTGATAGTTTCCTCCAACTTATCGGTTGAGCCATTAGTCCATGCAGGTCTCCACATGGTATTTAGATTACCATACCGTGCTCTTCTCTTAATATCTTCTTATATGGTCCATCAGGATTAGCATCTCTTACTTCCTTGACCAATTTAATCTTCTCATACAATGGTTCAACCAATGGTTCTCCTCCGTTCTTGCGAGACTTCCATAGTTGTCTCACAATAACTTCTAATTCCTTGTCATCAATAGGGAGATCCATCCTCTACCTCCTGCTCATAGAATACTTGATCACCATATCCGATCATCAACTTA